AGATGCATATAATTCTGTTGATATATCGGTATTATCTTCTCATTTAATTGACAGTCCATTAGATGTTGGTGTTTTATCAGGGTCTACAACAGAAGATGCAAATTATGTTGTTATAATTAATCAAGATGGTTCTGCTGCAATACTTAATACATTGCGATCACAAGATATAAATGGATTTACAAAATGGACAAATGGAGATACAAATACTGCATATCCTTTAGAACTTGTTTCTACATCTACAGTAAATAATAGTTTATTTTTTGTAAATGAAAGAACAACTGATACAACAACAACTTATACTATAGAAATGTGGAATCAAGAACATCTGCTTGATGCTTCTGTAAAACAAACAAATAAAGGAAGTATTGACAGCAATAAATGTTTTTTACCCTCTGCTGGCGTAACAACTCACTTAGACGGATTGACAGTAAGTGTTGTTGCAAGAGGTAATACACTTTCTAATAGAGTCGTGCAAACAAGCGAGCAAGGTTCATTTGTAACTTTATCTGACGAAGAACAAACATTTATTTTAGCGCAAGCATCAGTTGCAGATGTTGAAATAGGATTTAATTTTACACCTAAGATTAAATCTATGCCCTTAAATACACAAGCAGGTAATATTGCTGGTCAAAATCAAATGAGAGATAAAAAGATTACACGCATGAACTTACGTGTATTTGAAACATCAGGGGTGGTTATAGATGGCAATCCTGTTCCTATAAGACAGTTTGGCACATCATCTAACTCACCGCTTGATAGCAATCTACCTAAGTTAACAGGTGTAATACAAGACAATAACGGTGGTAATGGTTGGAATATAGAAGTAGTACCAGAAATAACTGTACCTAATCCTACACCATTTCACGTACAAGCTATTGAATATGAAGTACAATCTTCGTAATGATATAATTGAGATAGAGGTTTAACAATGAGTTTAGGAATAATTGCAGCAGCTTTGGGAATTGCAGGTACAGCAGGACAAGTGTTTGCTACTGTTGAAGCTGGTAAAGCAGCAGAAGAAGCCGCAGAGCGCAGAGCAGAAGAAGAAAGAATAGCTGCACAAGCAGAAGAACTAAAAAGAAGAGAAGAATTAAACAGAGTTCTAGCATCTAATATTTTATCTCAAGCTACATCTGGTGTTGCAGCAGAAGGCACGCCAGCAAGTCTTGCATTAGAACAAGCAAAAACAATAGGTGAAAGTGAAGCACTTATTAGTTTGACAAACAGATTGCGACAAAGAAATATAATTCAGTCAGGTAAAGATGCGCGAAGATCAGCAAATTTGCAAGCAGTATCTACTTTATTACAGTCAGCACCTGATTTAAAAAGAGATTTTGAAACAATTCAAGAAGAATTAGGTTGATATGGCTATACAAAGAATAGAAAGATACGGTAAGTTTCAGCCCTCACCTATAGA